ATGGATGAAGTTATGGACCAAGTAAAGAAGTAACTGTTTCTTTTAATTAATTCGTACGTTCAACCCATTGGGTCGCATGTTGCCTAGTCATGGAACGGGGGCTAGGTTTATTTTGTACGAACTATGTCTATTAATCTCATTCGTTTCCTTGATAATCAGCGCCGCCGTGCTGAGCGTTATCGTGTTGATACGCTCCGCTATCGTGGTGTTGAATACAAGAAGTGATCTGGTGACTTTGGGGAGGTTCGATTCCTCCCTTCACTTATTGGTTAGAGCCGGTACGCCGATACCTCTGACCGTCTAGACGGCTGGAAAGACAGCAATACAAATTAAATACTCTGAACGTTCAGAGAGTCGATTCTTATTTACTCTCTTTTTAACAATGGCTGATACTATTATCACTCCTGGTGGCTCGCTTAATAGCGTGCCCTCTACTATTGCTCTGTCCCAAGGCTACAACGATGGTAGCACGACAGGCAAATACGCCACTTACCTGAAACTGTTTAGTGGCGAGATGATCAAGGCTTATGAGTCTGCCTGCATCGCTAAGGATACTGTCCAGAACCGTACCCTGCGTAACGGTAAGTCTCTGCAGTTCATCTACACCGGTCGTATGACCGCTGGTTACCATACCCCTGGTACTCCTATCCTGGGTAGTGGTGATCCCCCGGTTGCTGAGAAGACCATCCTGATGGATGACCTCCTCGTGTCCTCCGCCTTCCTGTATGATCTCGACGAGACCCTGGCTCACTACAGCCTGCGTTCTGAGATCTCTGCTAAGATCGGTCATGCTCTGGCTGAAGCTTACGACAAGAAGATCTTCCGTGTGATCGCTAAGGCTGCTCGCACCGCTCATCCTATCACTGCTGCTCCTGGTCCTGAGCCCGGCGGTTCTGTGATCAACCTGGGTGCCGGTAACGAGTTCAATGCTCAAGCTCTGGTTGACGGCTTCTTCGAAGCTGCTTCCATCCTTGATGAAAAGAATGTGCCCCGTCAGGGTCGTACCGCTGTGCTGTCTCCTCGTCAGTACTATGCACTCGTGTCTCAAGTTGACACCAACATCCTGAACCGTGACTTCGGTAACACCTCTGGTAGCCTCACCTCTGGTGAAGGTCTCTATGAGATTGCCGGTATTTCTATTCGTCGTTCTAACAACCTGCCCTTCATGGCTGGTACTGTTGCTCGTGTCGATGGTGAGAACAACGATTACAGCGGTGACTTCTCTTCCAGCTGTGGTCTGATCTACGGTCGTGATGCTGCTGGTGTTGTCCAAGGCATCGGTCCTTCTGTCCAAACCACTGGTGGCGATGTGAAGACCATGTATCAGGGTGACATCATCGTTGGTCGCCTTGCAATGGGCGCTGATTGGCTGAACCCTGCTGCTGCTATTGAACTGCAAGCAGCTTGATAACTAAAGGAGAACACTATGTCTTTGACTCCTGGTACTCAACAATATTGTACCATTGAGGCAGCACGAGGCATTGGTGGTGTGGAGTCTATCACTCAAGATGGCTCCACTCCTGTAGAGTATGGTCGCACTGCGGCTGACTCCCAATGGACTGAGGTTGCTTCACTTGGTGCTGAAATCCCTGATCAAGGTTCGTAATTATTATGGCTAATCCTACTACCGCTGCTGGCGATAATGGTGTCTCTGGAGCTACCTCTGGTATCTCTGGTGGTAACACTGCTATCCGCAATTCTGTGGCTAAAACTTCTCAAGGTTTCGGTTCTGCTGTTGCAGCTTCGACTGTGTACAGCGAGACCAAGAACCTTCGTTTTGCTTATCATCCGGTTGAGGCAGATTCTCCTGCCCGCAGCCGTGCTTGATTTTTATGGGGACCTTCGGGTCCCTTTTTTTTAACTTTTTATTGAGAATGATAATCAATGGCAACTCCAACTACATTTGATACTGATACCGAACTATCCAGTGTGAACTCAATCTTGGGTGCCATTGGTCAATCCCCAGTTACAACACTGGACTACACCAACCCTGAGATTTCCTTTGTTAAGCATCTTCTTGACGAGGCTAACACTGATGTACAGAATGAAGGGTGGGTGTTCAACCGTGAACTACACTACCCATTTGTTCCTAATTCCAACAATCAGATTGTTATTCCCAATAACATCTTGAGGATGGACATCTATGAGAATGACATCTATAGAAGCTCAAACGTTATCAAGCGTGACGGTAAACTATACGATAAAGAAAAACATTCTTACGAATTTACTAATAAAATATCTGCAGATATTGTGTGGAAGTTTCCCTTTGAGGATCTACCTAGTGTCTTTAAGCGTTACATTACCTATCGTGCTGCTGTACGTGCTGCTACTCAACAAGTAGGCAATCCTCAACTCGCTGCCATGTTGGCTCAACAGGAAGCCTATTCTCGTGCTGCATGTATGGAGTATGAATGTGAACAAGGTGATTACAGTATGTTTGGGACTCCAGCTAACACAGCATACCGCCCGTATCAACCATACCAAACACTCAGTAGGTTAGCATGACAAGTATCACTCAAAAGATTCCTAACTTTGTTGGTGGTATTTCCCAACAACCTGACGAACTTGTTAACACAGGTAGTGTTAAAGATTTGGTTAATGGTGTTCCTGACATTAAAGGTATCCTGAGTAAAAGACCTGGTTCTAAACTTGTCGATACTTTGTCTACGCATGTTGAAGGTACGTGGCATCATTATTTTAGAGATGGCAATGAGCAGTACTTTATGCGTGTTCGTCGTAACGGACATATAGATGTTTGGGATGCTTTAACTGGTAAGCCTCGTCTTGTTCGTTACAGCAGCAACCCTGTAGATTTTGATGGGTTGAGTAATACAGAACCTGATGGGTATTATCAAACAACCTGGAATGACAATACGACACCACCTGATGTTTTAACTATCACTGGTATTAGCAGCACAGATCAAGCTAATGATTTTTTCTGGGTGTGGGAAGGTAATTCTCCAGACACTGCTTCTGAAACTTTAACTGGTACATCCTGGGGTGATGCTGAAGGTGTATCTATTTATAACGGAGATCGTATCTTCTTCTACCACAGGGTTACAGATGCTGGAGTTACAGAGACTGGTTTCACAGTTGAAAGAATCAGGGGTTCTTTACCTATTTGTCTTGAGTGTGACATCACTGCATTTAAAGCAGCTCAAGATAATGTTTATGCTGCGTCACGAGCTCTTACACAGATTGGTGTTGACATTGAAAAGGTTGAACTAGACCTTCAAGACACAACACTAACACCAACAGAAATTGCTGCTCTTGAATTAAAAAAGAGTCAGCTTGAAGCTCAGATTCCTGGTGCTGTGTCAACATACAACAGTGCACTAGCTACTTACGGTCCTCTTGCTGAAGATTGTGGTGTTTTTGCTGCTGGTTATTCTACTGACTCTGTACCAACTTGCAGTACAACTAACGTGATTCCTTACTTGGCTCACGAGAATGACCATGAGTTACAACTAACAACCATCAACGACTACACCTTTGTAACCAACAGAGAAGTAGTTACAAACATGGACAGTGGTTCTACAGAAGGATCAGGTTCTGTTGACTATCCGTACGAAGCCTTCTTGTATCTTAACCAGCTTCAAGCTGACACTGTGTACACTGTACGGTGGTGGGATGAAGATGATACTGTTGTAAACTCAACTTACAAACAAGCATCGGCTATTGCTCTTAGGTATACAACGTATGGCGATTCAGCGGCTTGTTCTGCTGCTACGTATAACGAAGTACATACCGATGCTGCATCAGGAATTACTTTTAGGTTGACTGTTACAAGGCAGACCGTTCCCGAAGCGGAACCTGATGGAAATGATGCTTTTGATTGTGCCTGGCAAGCAAGTGTGTCTTTGATCGCTACTGATCCTAGTAAAAATTCTGGTACTGATACTCCTGATATAACTATTAGTGCTTTAGATAGACCTTGGGTTATCTATGTTTCTGCTGAGCGTGATTACACCACAACTGCTGACTACACGATCACTGCTGGTCCTTATGTGACGGGTACTGATCAACTCAATCCTGAAACTATTTTACAAGACCTGTTAGGGGCTGTTGAAAGTTATGATGACACAGTATCACCTACTGCTTACACAGCTGGTACGGGTTTCTTAGCTTTAAATACAGTAGATAATCCTGATACTGCAGAAGACGAGACCGACACGCTTATACAAGCAGAAATTATCGGTAACGGTATCTTCCTTAGATCACGTGAACCTTTCGTTATTGATACCCCTGGTACACAGCTTATCACTGTAATCAACGGTGAAGTCAACAACGCTTCACTGCTACCAACTCAATGTAAAGATGGTTATGTCGTAAAGGTAAACAACAGCTTTACCGAAGAAGATGACTACTATGTTAAATTTGTTTCTAAACTATCTGCCGACTCTAGTGCTGGTGTATGGGAAGAAACAGTTAAACCTGGTCTTCTAACTAGGTTTGACTACACCACGATGCCACACCAGATCAGGCGTTTGTCGGATCTTACATTTGAAGTAGCACCTATTGATTGGGCAAACAGAGAGGTTGGTGATAATGTCACTAACCCTAAACCTAGTTTTGTAGGTAACAAGATCAATAAAACTATGTTCTTTAGGAACAGGTTTGTGTTCTTAAGTGGTGAGAATGTTGTAATGTCTCGCCCTAATGAGTACTTCAATATATGGGCATTCACTGCACAAACTGTTTCAGATGCAGATCCGATTGACCTGTTAGCCTCCAGTAC